ACCTCCAAACATTCCTCCCGCCTAACCCTCGGCCGACGAGCCATCTCCCTATTCACGACCAATGGTAACGTTACCATTGCCCCCTCCTAAAAGTTATAAAAATATACCCCGGGGTAATCTCAAAGTATTCATAAAGGGGCCTGTTTTCCTAGCTCTGATTCCAAATCATCGGCGGGATTTTGAGCAGGGGGGAGGGGGTCATTGGAAAAATGAGGGGATTGGGTGTGCGGAATAGTATGTAATGGCAGAGAGGGACTCCTAACGGCATTTTGGGGGGTGGGGGTCTCGCCCGCGGCCTGGTCGCACTCGAGCGCGGGCCCGGGGTCGGCGCGCGGCGCGTCATCGGCTGACACAATGTCACCATCAGCACACACGGCATCGGGTGCACCGATGGAAACGTTACCATCGGTCGGCACGATCTCAGCAAGCAACGCATCCGCGTCCCGGGATTCAACGTCAACCGCGCCGGCCGTCATCACTTGCCGAAGCTTCGCCAGCAACTGGGCTCGAGCATCTTCGCTCGTCTTGATCGTCCGGACCTCGCGCCGTTCGGTAAACGCGGCCACCTCGGTGACTGTGCCCAAAACCTTAGCCGCTTGGACCTTGGTAGCGTCTTTTGCGTCTGGATCGGCTATCACTTTCACCAGAGAATGGATTACAAGGGCCCTCAATTGTTGGGGCGATTGATATGCCATGGCCTCATTGGCCAGCTTGAACGCTTCTATCTCCCGAGCAATTCCATCGTGCTTTTTGAGAACGCTTGCCGCATTACCTACTGTCTTAGGTTTCCCGGTGGCTTTGTACGCTTTGCGGTACGCGCCTGCACCCGTCTCACCCTGAGCCACTAAACGAGCAAAGGTTTTCTGTTTATGGGTTAGCTCACCCGGAACCCCTAGCACTTGGTCAATCGGGACTGTCTCGAGTGCCTCTCTTATGGCTTTGCGTGATGGACGATTCATGCTGGCTCGCTTCGCTTTGAACACGGCCCCGATCATACCGGAACAAAGGGGGAACTGTCACCTGGGCGACACCTAGCCCTTGACAAGCCTCAAAGTACACACAACCCCGGCAAATCCTGCAAACAAAAATACACAAAACGCCCAGGCTGTCACATAGGTGACTGACAACCCTTTGCACCCCTGAGAGCATCCCCACCCATGGGACGCACTAATGCGAACCACTAACCGAAAGGCTAAACCATGCACCCCTACGACTACGACCCCTATGAATCCGAGCGCGAAGAACTCGCCGCGCAAGTGGCATCAGAGCGCCGAATTGCTCGCGCCTACCTTCGCAACCCCGACCCGCGGGACCCCGACTACCCGGGTGACCCCGAAGATTTTCCCGGGTATGAGCCGGACGAGGACAACGAAGAATGAAAGACTTCGCCGCCGTCCTAATTTGCGCCGCCCTTTTCGGCCTGCCCTTCGCCCTTTATTTCCTCAACATGAAAGCCTGAACAATGAACAAACTTTTCACCCCTGACGAAATCACCGACATGATCGACACGCTGGCCAAAATCCGCGCCGATATCGCCGACCTAAAAGCGCGCGCCGATATCTACAAGGATGCACTAATCGCGGCCGGGGTTACCGCCGCCGATGGCACGATGCACCGGCTCACCATCTCCGAGACTTACCCGACCCGCACCGACTGGGAAACCATCGCCCGCCGTTTCGAGCCCTCCGCCCAACTGATCCGGGCCAACACCACCCGCGCCAATGAGCCAACGTTTACTGTCCGCATCACCGCCCGAAAGGTAACCGCATGAATTCGACCAAATTTAATCCAGACACGCCCCTGATCGATTCAGACTACAAACTGACCGAGGGCGCCGCATGGTTCACAGTGAAAAATTTTGCAATTCGAATCCACAGCACGGATGAGGGCGTGATTGTCGATATTTTCAAAAACGGCGATTACAACGACACCATCGCCACCACCTATGCATTCGACCACGAAACAGAGGACGACACACAATGAACACCATCACCGTCACAGTCCGCCGGGTTTACGGCAATGCCGTGATTTACCCGGCCGATGAGCCCGCCCGCCAATTCGCCCGAATCGCTGGCACCAAAACCCTCACCCTCGACACGCTCCGCCACATCCGCGCGCTGGGTTTCACAATCACCGAACGCCAAGAGTCACAACTGCCCGAAGGGATCGCATCATGAAAGGTTTAATCGTTTACGAAGGCCCGAGCCGCATCAATGGCGAACCAATCGCCGTTATCCTGACCGGCATCAAGGCCAAAAGCAAGAACAGTAAAACCGGACACCTAGTCCAGTCCTACATTATCCGGACGGATATCGACCCGGTGACCGCCGCCAAACAGGGCAAAGACTCCGCGATATGCGGCCAATGCGAACACCGCCCCACGCTGGCAAAGAAAACCGGCCGCGCGCCGTGTTACGTCAACCTTGGACACGGCCCGCTTGCCGTGTTCAACGCATACATCAGGGGCACATACACGCGCGTGACCCCGGACGAAGCCGCCGCGATTATTGCCGGGCTCAAGCTCCGGCTCGGGACATATGGCGACCCCTTCGCGGCCCGCGTTGGGCTTTGGGAAACCCTCACCAAATACACCGCCGGGCACACCGGCTACACGCACCAATGGCAACGCCGGGGTTTTGATTTTGACCGCTGGAAACGCCTAGTAATGGCATCGGCCGACAATCTAGACGATGCCGCGCTGGCCAACCTACACGGCTTGCGGGTTTTCCGCGTGACGCACCAGGCCGACCGCCAGGCTGCCGAGGTGACATGCCCCGCGTCAGCCGAAGCCGGCAAGCGCGCCAAATGCGCCGATTGCATGCTATGCGGAGGGACTAGCAAAGCCGCCCGCGATATCGTGATCCGTGACCACGGCCCCGGCCACCAGCGCCGATTTATCCCCATCGCAACCGCTTAACAGGTGAAACCATGAAACCCGCCGATTTACTCGCCCCGATGGACGCCCCTGCGCTCTATTTCATGCAACAAACTGCCACGCTACGCGAAAAGGTGGACGCCCTCACCCTCGCGCTATTGAAGGCACAGGAAATGATCGAAGACCCAAACGCCGACCACGAAGACGCCGACCGCGTGCACGCCATCATTACCCAAACCTTAAAGGCCACAGCATGACACCCGAACAAATCCGCGACTACTACGACCGCCACCCGAACATCACACTAGCCGATCTGTCCCGGGTAACCGGGCTCACCATCCCCCAACTGAAACGGATTTTGATGCCATGAACCACACCCGAACAATCGACCACGCCGAAGAACTCGCCCGGGATATCGACCCGGAACTAGACCCGGAAACGGCCGCCAGCGTGGGCCGTTACATGATCCGAGCCCAGCGCCGCTACCGATCCAACTATTGGCGCGCCGGCGGCCGCGAGTACTATCGCAACAAGGCCGGCCGGTGCGAGGACGCCCCCTGCTGTGGGTGTTGCAACGCATAAAGGGGAAACCATGAAGCACACCGAACACGCCTACATTGAGGCCGGCTACAAATTCGAGCGCGGCCGCATTGTCGCCCAGACCCTCCGGGCCATGATCGAATCGGAACACAGGGACGACCGGGCCGAGGCCCGGCGACTCATAGAACAAGGCCGCACCGAGGCCAGACTGTCGCGCAAGTGACTGACCCCCGGCCGCGAGCCGGGTTGTAATTCAATCCCCAACTGATGGAGCCAGCATGAAACTCTACACAATCACCCTTGAAGCGCGCACGACCAAGACGATCACACTCGCCGCGGATTCGATAGCGGAGGCGACACTCGCCGCGCAGGATATCTACCACGAACTGCCCCACGATATCGGCACACACGCCATGTCGGTAGTGGAGGCAAAAGCGATAGCGGAGGCGGCATGACAAATGTGGAGGCCATCTCGTCCGCCCTGCTGGACGCATACGACATTCGCGAGGCATTGTCGAACAGGATCAAGAACCGACCGAAGGACAACGATGGGACAGGGTTCACCATCGGCGACTGTCTGGATTCAATCATCGAAACATTGGAAGCATTGGAGCAATCATGAAAATCGAAATCAAGAACGTGAAATATTCTCAGTTTGCCAGCCGCGAGACTAGCTGTTTCGAGGCGACTGTCTACATTGACGGCAAGCGCATGGGCACGGCATCGAATGATGGGCACGGCGGCCCAAACAACTACGACTCGCGCGCATTAGTGGAGGCGTTGACCGAGCACACAAAGACCCTGCCCACCCGCACATGGCGGCTAGATGGGGAGGCGCTCGAGGTGCCCCCCGATATCGATACCGCTATCGATGACCTGCTCATGGCCTACCTGCATGGCCGAGACCTAAAGCGAGCCCTGTCCAAGCGCGTCCTATTTGTGGACAAAGATGGGGCGTTGAGGCAGACCGGCACAATGACCAAGCCCGAACTCGAGGCCACGCTACGCTCACCAATTCTGGGGCAACGTTTCCGATCCAACCGCATCCTAAACCTGATGCCATTCGACGTCGCCCTCACAACCTACCGCGAAACAACAGGAGCATAAACATGGCCACATGGACTGCACAAATTAAGGAAACCATTACCCGCACCCTGACTATTGAAGTGGAGGCGGACAACTGGGAAAGCGCAGAAGACAAGGCGC